AGCCTATGAAGAAAAAGAAAAGCTTAATGTCAGGAAGCTACAAGTAATGGCTTTATATTTAACGAGCGGTGAATTGTATGAAGGCGAGACTCACGTTCTAGCAGGAACAATATATACTGGTAAGACGAGAACACCTGAGTCACGCAGACTCGTGGAAGGGCCTGACCCAGTGAGAGCCAGAAGCTCCAATGGCCAACTCAAAGGCGACGACCCCTCCACGAGTGATATAAACGAAGCGTATGAAAAACCCAAGCCCAAAAGGAAGCCTAAGAAAAAATAATGGTTAGACCTACATATGAGACTGAGGCTGACCTAAGTAGAGAAGAGAACATTGCTAGATACGCAGCACGTAAATGGAACTGTGCAATGCGTAAGCAAGATAAGTACAATCAGTTTGATTACCTGATAATAAAGGGAAAGGACGTAAAAGCTTTTGTAGAAATCAGAACAAGAACACATACAAGAGGAACTTACCCTACATGCTTTGTATCAGCTAACAAAGTGCAAGCTGCCTTTTCTATGCGTCTTGCCACTGGCTTACCGTGTATATTCTTAGTTGGTTGGAAAGATTGCATTGGGTGGGCATCTCTGACTGAGATGTATAAAATAACAATAGGCGGCAGAACAGATAGGGGAGACCCTGCGGATATTGAAGCCGTAGCAGAAATACCAATAGAGAAGTTTAATATATTCAAATGAGTTTTATAACTACTATATCCCAACAAGATCTGGCTTTGCTTAGAGGCATAGTTCGCAAAGTGCATCTGGCACATGTCGATGCAAAAGGATTAGCAACCGATGAGCAGTGCGATAAGTTGATAGAAAGCATTGGCCCAGAAGTTGTAGAAAAGATGATTAAGTTTGGCGTAGATAAGGGATTGCGTTGATAGATTTTAAGTACAAACCTGATGGTGAAGTCTTAAAACAGTTTATGAAAGACAACACTTTCTTTCGTGGCATAAGAGGTCCAGTAGGATCTGGTAAGTCTGTTGGGTGTTGTGTTGAAGTATTTAGAAGAGCCTTGTCTCAGGAGAAAAGTCCTGATGGTGTAAGGAAAAGCAGGTGGGCAATTATAAGAAACACAAACCCACAGCTTAGAACGACTACTATTAAGACTTGGCTTGATTGGTTTCCTGAGAATGAATGGGGTAAGTTTACTTGGTCTGTGCCTTATACACATCACATTAGAAAGGGAGACATAGACCTTGAGGTAATCTTCCTTGCTCTTGATCGTCCAGAAGATGTTAAAAAACTATTGTCCCTCGAATTGACAGGCATCTGGATTAACGAGGCAAGGGAGATTCCTAAAAGTATTATTGATGCGTGTACTATGAGGGTAGGCAGGTATCCTTCTATGCGTGATGGTGGTCCAAGTTGGACAGGTGTTATTGCGGATACTAACGCACCAGAAGAAGATCATTGGTGGCCCATTATGTCAGGTGAAGTGCCAGTACCAGATCATATACCAAGAGAACAAGCTAAGATGTTGGTAAAGCCTGACAACTGGCAATTTTTTACGCAACCATCTGGTATGAAGGAAGTATACAATGAAGATGGTGAGGTGGAAGATTATTTGCCTAGCGATCAGGCAGAAAACAAAAAGAATATGATGAGAGGGTATTATCCTAATCTTATTCAAGGTAAAACAAAGTCTTGGATTGACGTCTACGTTATGAATAAACTGGGCACGATACAAGACGGAAAGCCAGTATATCCTATGTTTGCAAGCGAAACACATATTGCTAAAGAAGAAATACCAGTAGCGGCAGGGTTGCCTTTGTATATTGGTATTGATTTTGGTTTGACACCTGCGGCTGTTATAGGTCAGAAGGTTAGGAATAGGTGGTTAATCCAATCAGAGGTCGTTGCTTTTGATATGGGAATTGTTAGATTTGCAGAGGTATTAAGAAATGAAATCGCTACTCGTTTTTCTGAAACTTCCGATGTCTATATATATGGTGATCCTGCAGGGGATTTTAGGGCGCAAACGGACGAATCTACCCCTTTTCACATACTTAGAGGTGCTGGCCTACGTGCATTTCCCGCCCCAAGCAATTCTGTGGATCTTCGCTTGGAGTCAGTGGCGCAGCAACTTAACAAGATGGTTGAGGGTAAACCTGCGTTTCTAATAGATAGAAGATGTCAACAACTTATCAAAGGTTTTGAGGGTGGTTATTCCTATAAGCGTATGGAGGTAAGTGGTGAGCGATATGCAGATAAACCTGATAAGAATATGTACTCTCACATACACGATGCGCTACAATATTTATTATTAGGTGCAGGAGAAGGGCGAGCTTTGATGTCAAATCAGAAACCTGCACAGGTAGTGCAAGCTAAAAAAGACTATGATGTTTTTAAAAGAAAGCCTAAAAGTGCGGCACACAAACCTAGCGTTTGGTCACTTGTGCGTTGAAATTAATTTTAATCTGTGTTTAAGAATATATATCTTCTTAAGGAATAAAACAAATGGCAAGTTTATTTGATAGGGTTAAAGAAAGTTTAGGCTTTGGCGATAAACCTTTTATTGGTGGTGAAGAACAGAGACAATATGAAGCTGATAAGAATAAACAATCAGGGTTAGATAAGTTAAGGTCTCAATCTAGTCGTAGGAAAAAAAGAAGAAGAAAGCGAAGAGAGAGAGCGGCTAGACTAGAAAGAGAAAGATTGGCAAGAGAAGCGGCAGCAAGAGAAGCAGCAGCAGAAGCGGCAGCAGAAGAGGAGGCTCAAGCCCAACCTGATTTAAGAGAATCTGTAGCTGATGTAACAACATCTAGTGGAAGCCGTATAGGAACTACTTCTGTAACTCCTAAATCTATTTATCAAAAGCCTGTGGAAGAAGCGGTTTCTGAGCAAGAAAGATTAGCTCAAGAAGAATTAAGAAGGCAAAGAATAAAAAGAGCTAGAACAAAACAATCTTTACTAAGACGTAGACTTGAGAGGTCACAAGATCTTGGCGCAGGAAGAAGAGTTTTATCTGGTACTGAGCAAGAATTAAATGTACAGACAAGACAGGCAGGTACAGGCAGACGTAGAGGTGCAGGTCGCAGGTCTTTAATTACTGGTTCTACTGGTGGAATCGGCTACTATAGTAGGTTTTTATAATGCATGATCCAAAACAGAAGTTAGAACGATATGAAAAAGCTAAAGCACATAGGCAAAACTTTGTTGACCTCTTTGAGGAATGTTATGAGTACGCTCTACCGCAGCGTGAGTCTTTTTATTATGAAACTGCAGGTCAGCGTAGAGATGATAAAATCTTTGATGAAACGGCAGTGGTCGGCGTTCAAGAGTTTGCTTCAAGGCTCCAATCGGGGCTAGTCCCTAACTTTGCGCGTTGGGCAGATCTAATTGCAGGATCAGAAATACCTAAGAGCGAAAGAGACTTTGTTGATAATGACCTTGATGAAATAACTGAATATGTCTTTGAGGTATTACAAAACTCTAACTTCTCTCAGGAAGTACATGAAGCATTTATGGATCTAGCTGTTGGCACTGGTGTTCTATGCGTAGATGAGGGTGATGCAATTAATCCTATTAGATTTTCTGCAATACCATTACCTCATGTAGTTTTAGATACTGGGCCTGATGATAAGATAGATCATGTGTTTAGAGAGCGCAAAGGTATAAGAAACTCTGAGATAACGATACTTTATCCTGATGCAAAGCTTGACCCAAAGGTTCAGCAAAGAGCGCAGCGAGACCCAGAAGGTAAATGTACTTTACTAGAAATACTTTGCAAAGATTATAGTAAGAAAAATGAAGAGGCATATCTTCTTTATGTAATAGATATGTCAACCAAAACGTATATTAAAGAACAACAGTTTAAGGGTGTAGGTTCTAATCCATATGTTTGTTTTAGATGGTCTAAGTGTGCAGGTGAAGTGTATGGCAGAGGCCCATTGATTAATGCTTTATCTGCCATCAAGACTACTAACTTAACTATTCAGCTTATTTTAGAAAATGCACAAATGGCTATCTCTGGCATTTACCAAATGGATGATGACGGAATCATTAACCCAGATACTATCAATTTAGTCCCTGGCACGATAATACCTAAGTCACCGCAATCTGGCGGTCTACAGCCAATACAAGCAGCAGGAAGATTTGACGTTGCTGATATAGTTCTAAGCGACATGCGCTTAAATATAAAACGCGCATTATACAATGATATGCTAGGAAATCCAGATAGAACTCCTGCATCTGCTACAGAAGTCGCAGAACGTATGGCAGATTTGTCACGCAGGATAGGGTCAGCCTTTGGTAGACTGCAAGCTGAGTTAGTACAGCCAGTATTGCAAAGAGTAATTTATATTCTTAAGAAGCAAGGCCGCATTGAATTGCCTACAGTTAATGGA